ATCTATCCATATAGTAAATGCACCAATAAGCCCGTCTTTATTGGCTTCTAAGTGTTCATCTATCTTAGCCCTCATCTTATCAGTCATTGGTCTAGATTTAACAAATTCCATAAATCCTTCTAGCAAATTATTTAAATCTCCTTGAACGATTCGTTTATTGACATAAACTGTAAACAATTGATTAAATGTATTTCTAGCCTGAGGGGCAGTATTCATTAACTGTTGAACTGCCTGACCATATTTCGCTATATCTTGTTTGGCTTTGGCTAATAACTTTTGATCTAACTTTAAGTTAGGAGTGATAGGCATCTTACTAGGAATAATAGCAACATTACTATTATTCTTAAGTTGTCCTATTGTTCCATCTAATGGAACAGCAGAATCAGTGTTAGGTGCCTCAGGTTCTATATACTGATGAACTGCGATACCTGCTGTTTTGCCTGTCATTAATTTACCAGTTTCACTATCAACATCTACTGTGTAAGTAATACCATTAGGATTGGCTCTAAATTTATATAAACCATTGTCATCTGTTAATGGTTGACTGAATAACAAATCGCCCCAATAATACCCTTGACTGCCGGCACTTGCTTTTTCTAAGCCAGGCCATATTTCGGCTATTAGTTTATGTAATTCAGAACGGTCTACTTCACGGGCTAAGTCATATTCTCTAAATTGTTGAGGACTATAGACTTGTCTGCCAGTACCGTCTTTTTTATTAAACATATGCTTGTCCATGATACTAAATCTACCTTTAGAATCACGACCAAATATAAGAGCAGGATACCCGTCCCACTTAATAGTAACAGTTTTTGGATTTGAAACTGTTTTAACAATAGCATCTACTGCTCTTTGAGCACCTGCTACATCTCCTAAAAATATTAAATCTTCAGGATGATCCAAGTGCCCTTTATCCTCTCTCAATGGAGGTGTAGATAGAGTCTCTAACTTATTTCTAAGAGAGGCTAAAGACTCAGAAAGATTCATTTTTGACCCCAGTATTTTACCGGTTTCTTTTTGCTTTCTGTTACCCGTGCCCCCCATGAATCACTTGGTGCATTACTAGCGGGTGCAGGTGCCGCAGTATTATTGGCAGGTTGTTGATTTTGTGCGGGTTGTGCAGGTTGATTAGATTGTTGCTGTGCATCCTGTGAGTATGATACAGCATACAAATCATTTGCTAATTTAGTAAGTGCTGCTTTGCCTTTATCTTTACTATATGTATTTTCTACATTCTGAATCAAACTTTTAATGTGGTTAATTGAGTTAGCATCACCAAAGCTAGTACCAGTCATATATTGTTTGACCCATTTTGTCAAAAATTGAGATATTGTTTCTACTCCGGCAGGAGCAGTTGGCGCAGCAGCTGGAGTATCCTCACCCATGATGCTTTCAAAAATTGCGTTTAATTTATCATAAGTAGAATTTTCACTAAACCCTGCTCGGCGCATCTGTGCAATCTGCGCAGGTGTTCTCTTATCTGCTGCAAAAGTCTTTTTGTTCGGCGGAGGCATGTTAGCCACCCGTTTGTCCCTAGCCACATTGTTTTGCATAGACTTTACTTGCATAGGATGAATTGGAGTATTACCAATTGTAGGTCTACTTGGCGGAGCAGTATTAGGAGCAATAGAAGGTCTTGCTGCTGCAGGGGTAGCAGGTGCTGTTGGTTGCGCTGCAGGTTGTGCGGGTGCTACAGGTTGTGCTGCCGGTGGTGCAGTCTGCGGTGCTACGTTTGATGTGATTCTACCGCTAGAAATACCTGAATTCAATGTAGCACTTGCACGACCTAAAAAGTTTTGAATAAACTTTTCTTTAGCCATTTTATCCTGAATAGACAATGAGCCTTCGGAATTACCCGTTAACCTATTTCCTAGTTGTTTTGCAGCTGCCGCGCCGTAATCACCAATCCAATTACTTAATGCTTCTTCTAAATTGCGAACCTTTTTATCAATATTACGGCGTGTCATGATTTTTCCTTATGCTTTTAGCAAATCTATTTTGATCCTTGCCTTTTATCGCACTTAGAAGTTTACGCTCTAATACCTCTGAGGTGCCCTTATCATAATGCTTATTAATTAATTCAATTAAATTAATTGCACTAGTGATAATATTATGGGCTCTATTTTCTATAACATGTGTCATGTCACGGGTACTACCAATAGATTCTAACTCTTCTAAAAGGCTACGGGTTTTCTTTTGCATATATAATATCCTAATAGTATTTATGCTGTTTATATAATTATTTCTTTAACCCGTTGAGTATGCCCTTCAACCTAAATTCAGCAGTACTAGCAATAACTCTTTTACTTTCAGGCTCTACAGTAGCATGTACAACATCATTTACTGTAGATTGAGTTCTAATTTTATTAATAAGATCATTAGGACTAGGGGCAGGAGGCCTATATGTACTAGCCTCAGGATCAGGATCAGTAATTCGCAGAGTTTCAATGTTAAACTCTAATTCAATCTTTTGACCCACACCACTACTACTTCTAGTTTTCATTAATTGTAATTGATATTGCCCACGCTCACGCATACTGCGGCTTGTAAAGATACCAAACACATTATCTGCTGTATTAATTTTACTAATACCACCGCTGATATGACTATGATCAAATTCAATTTCTTCAACTGCACTACGGTTCAATTGACTTGCTGTTACAAATAATACATTTAATTCTTTTGCTAAGTTACGCAATTCTTCTGAGACATACTTATCCTTAACAAACAAATCTGAAGGACTTACCTTTGCACTAACAGGCATAAGCAAATCCAAATAATCTACACACAAGAAATCTAATTTTGTACCTGTTTTTATTTGAAATTCTTTACAAAACGCCCGCAAATCATTTACTGTACTTTGTGCTGGCATATATTTAATTTGAAACTTTCCTGCTTTTTTAGCAAGCATCTTGATTTTCATTTCAACATTATCAATATCTTTAAAGATATCACGGCTGCTAGTATCAGTCATCATACTATCAATACGCATACTACACAGCCCTTCACTAAGTTCTAGTGTAACATAAATACCATTTAATCCTGCTTGTACCCAATTTACTGACAAGTTTTGCATAAACAAACTTTTACCTGATCCTGATCCTCCTGCAAAAATTTGTAATTCGCCCCGATTGAATCCACCATAAAGTTTCTGATCCATACAGGGCCATCCTGTACTATTTTGTCCGTTATTGCTTTTAAGTTGCGAAAGCCTAGCCCTAGGATCAGCAAAATAATCTGTACCCATGTCTTTTTGCAAACTGATTTGTACAGCATCTTTAATTAATTTTTCAACAGGATCATAATCACCCTTTTCTAATAGATCGGCTGATTTTAAAATTGCTCTTTCTAATTCTTGGCGTCTTGTGAATTTTTCAAATTCATCTAAAAACCAATTATAATGACCATCATCTAATTCAGTAAGAATCTCTACATCTATACCCGTCACTGCTTTAATTTGAGCAGGATCCGGCATTATATTATATTTTTTACTATGTTCAACTAAAAAGTCTGCTACTGGTTTTAATTTACGGTCAAAGTTTTGTGAGTTCATGATGTTCATGACCCTTGTATATAATTCTGCGTTTGTGACCATCATACGCAAAAAGAATAATTGCATATCACTATTATATTCGTTGCTCAAGTTTTCTCCTTTGAATTTCTATTTTGACTTTACTAGTAGTTGCACACTGTAAAATACTTAACAATGTAGGTAACTTACCATATCTTACTACAGCATCATTAACATCTTTTACATCAGATTCCCAATTTGGAATACTGACTTTATACCCTAATTCTAAAGCTCGGTTACACAATTTAAGACCAGTCATATCTCTATCTGGAACTAGAATAACAGGCCTGTTTAATGTACTTATTAACTTGGCTTGGTCTGAACTTATATCATTGTGCATAAGAGCAAGACCATCAATAGATAACGCATCAAATATACCTTCCGTAAGTATACATACGGACCAACTTGGACTTTGTTTATCTATATTAAAAACATATCCAGGTTGTTGTACATTAAAATATTTAGGCGATTTGTTATCTAAAAAGCGACTAGTATTACCTACAATCTTAGATTTGTAAAAATATGGTATAATTATTCTATGTTCTTTTCTACTATCAACTCTTCCAGTACCTGTAGGAGTTACTTTAAAAGGATAACTATCATAGTGTATTCCCCTTTTTTCTAAATATTCTATATATCTGAAGTGTTTTGGATTACTAATATTAAGGCTTTCACAATCATCAGGCAATGCTCTATAACTAAATGTTATAATCTCATCATTTTTTGGCTTAATAAAATCTAAGATATCCTTTTTCTGTAGACTTTCTAAACTCCAACGCTGAATCTGAGTTTCCTCTATCCCACACCATTGTAAGAAATTTCTTGTGTTTTGGGTAATGCTTTTACCTAGAGTGAATCCACACTTAAAACCACAATTAAAACAATGGATACTCCAGTTTGGCCCATCGATTCTTAAACCAGCACGACCTCTTTTATCTGCTTTATGTCCACGGTGATGGCAACACACAGCGTTGAACCCATGCCAACCACTTTGTGTTAGTTTTTTCTTACCCGGAACTATAGTTAATATTTCAAACATATTATGATTATAGCATAATATGAAGTAAAATACAAGAGCAGGTTTACCTTGCCAATATGTTAGTTACCGCACCAGTGTTGCTGACAAACTGCATACGGATATATGGATGGAATCCACGAACGGTATACCCAAAAGTGTCAGTTACATTACTATAAGTTGAAGTAGTTATAGGATACCAATCAGCATCTACAATAGTAGAACCTTCAACGGTAACATCACCATTGAATTGATAGTAATGAGCCTGAAGAGTCAATATTGGATTAGAGTCTGTATTGATTACGCTACTATAGTAAGTATTGGCATTTGGTAATGCGTTTTGTATACTATTGTTAGAATCAATATTTGGAAAGGCTTGTCCTGTAGGAATAGTGATATTTGAACTAGGCACAAAGGATGGCAACACGCTGTTGACAATATTCATGTCACCACGAGCACCTGCATTTTGGTCTACAAACACTGGGAAGTTAAAAGCACCAACTGGTATTTCTAACGAATAATGTCCTAATTGGGCGGGAATATCTTCTATTTCAGCAGCATTTAATATTAGTGCGGCAATGCCTGTAGCCGGTAGTTGTAATGTTAGTGCCTTTCTAAGCAATACTTGAGTACCATCATAACTAATAATTCTACAGGAAATTTCTTTACCAGTAATGTCTACTGGTTTTTGTTCCTGATTGATGAATTGAAATTGTATTTGATTATCCACACCCTTATTTAAAGTTAATGGTTTTGCGTATACAGGCATATATCTCCTCGGTGATGTGCCGGTTAAAAGTACAACAATTTGACGCTGAGTATAAAGAAATACAGCAGTTGAGTACACAGTTTAGCTCCTTTATGTATTTAGTCTCAAAATATTAAATTATTATCTTCTTGGTTGCCCGATTAAATAGAATGTATTTATAAATTTAATAATGATCCAAAATGAGTTTTTTAAAAAGCTTAGTGACAATCATCCGTTTATAACGGTATGTTCCTACGCTAATCAGGACTATGTAGGAATAGTTCAAAATAAAGATGATAGTGTTACTACTATATACGATTATGGATCAATCGTAGATAGTAATTCTAAAACTCGTTTTCTAGAATTAGGTGATATATGGTGGTGGGAATCAAATAGATTGATTCCCATTAATTTATTCTTAAAGGAAGATTGGCTTCCTTTTAAACCTTATCTAAGAACTTTTACGAATAAAAGTTTAATAATACTACATGGCCCTGTATGTAGTATGAATGAATTACACAAGAGAAGAAGCAAACGCAGAAGCATCACTCTTGTCAAAAGAATGCCCTGATTCTTCTAACAAGTTCATATGTACTACCACTAATTGACTATAACCAATGGCATGTGCTTTCTTAAACTGATAACCATCATCACCTTTATCCCATACTGTTTTACTTACTTCTCGCCAAGTCTTACCAATTAAATGTTTTTTAGCAGGACGAATCAATGCTAAAAACATTGCCAATCTAGGAATACTAGTAACCGATTCAGGCATTTTTTGAAGTGATTGATAATGATTACCCAAGTGTATCAGTTTCTCTACAAACCCTTTATCTTTTAAGTTGTCCCAATTTGGATCACGCATTAATTCAACTAAATGTAGTTCATCCCTAACTTGGTTATATACATGGACATTTAGTAAATCTAACTTAAAGTATCCACGCTGTTCCGCATCTGAATAATCAATAGCAGCCATATCATTAACGGGATCATATGGAATTTGTGTAATATGGACACCCGTAGCATGTTTGCGTTGTGGCTTAACCTTACGCATTGCGGCTGGAATATATTTGATATGTTGAAGAATCTTTTCTCTATCTCCAAAATCAATATCAACATCCGATTCAATTTTCATTTATTGCTTTTCCAAATATTGTCAATATCTTTTACATCTTCAATTATATCACTATTTAGGTAATGAAGCAATAATGCCGGTCTTGATTTGGGCAATGGATTAGGCATACTACTGTGTAATACCCTACAATTATAAAATAGAACAGATCCTTTGGGCATATCAGGTTGAATACAATGTTCTAAAAAGAAATCATTATATAAACCCTCATAGCACAAATTAATATTATAATCCTTTAGTTGACTTTGAGGGACTAATCCAGTGCTAGCAGAATCTTTATTGATATCACTTAGTGAAATAATACACTGTATACCTAGTAGTCTTTTATCGTAATTATATTTTTTAAATCTGTGGGGAGTGTCCACATGTGGGTTTAGCCAAGTACTTTCTTTTTCAATTACTACAATATCACTAGAATAAAATTCAGCATTAGGTAAGTATTTTTTAATTAATGGATTTAATAATTTTTCTATTTCTAAAACTTCAGGCCAATTAATAACAGTTTGTGACCACCATACCGCTATATCAGGTAAGTTTTTTATATCTTCTTTTTCAGCATATTCCATTGTGCTACTAGAGGCACGGACTGGTGAAATTTCATCTAAACGATTAACTACATTATCAATTAATTGTTCAGGAATAAAATTCTTAGTTAATACATAACCACTTCCGTCTATTAATTCATTCATACTAAGTAAACTTTAATAAAAATATGACATATTTTTTTTCATCCACTATCTCGTAACCATCAGTAATTTTACCATCGGTTAGGTGCATTTTAATACCATATACATTTGTTATATATTCTTCAAATTCATATGCGTCAAAATTTGTTTTACCATCAAGATATTCTACTCTGATTTTTTTAAGTGCGTTCCAATAATTCCAACGATTCTTCCTACGATCTATTTCAGGATCGTCATCGTCGTAATCCTTAAAAGGTTTAATTATTGTCATTAACGCAAACAATCATTCAAATTCATCTTCAAAGTAGTCGTATCCAAACCAGGTAGCAAATTGATCCTTAAATGATTCATCTTCTTTGAGCCAATGTTTAATTGCCGCTTGATCTTCTTCGTCTAGCATCTCGTAACTATCACGGAAGTAACCGGCTTGTTCATTACTGGCTTCTTCCCTAAGTTGTTCAGCAGTTTCGCCGCTGTCCTCATCATCAGATTCTTCCATTTCATCTGCGGCTTCCCAACTCTCCCAAGCATCTGAGTGTGCTTGTTCGTTTAAATAATCAATAAGTTCCCAAGCTTCTGCTAATGTTTTCATTCTTCAACTCCAAAATGTTGTTTAATCAATTGAGCAGTTTCCCAAAGTGGGTCAGCCTCATGATAACTGTATTCGTGTCTATTAACAATGTCCAAACATTCTTTCACAATCAACTCGGCGAATTTTTCTAGTTCACCATAAGTCATATAAGCAGCAGGTTTACTACCAAGCCATAGGCTATATTTTACGCCAACCTGTTCAGCAAGTTCTTTAATTCGTTCGTTCATCGACATACCTGTACCTCGGCACCTGAGTTGGCTCGGCAAGCACTCCAGTATTCATAAACAAACTTACAAAGATTATCGTAATTGCCCCAACCATTCTCTGGATTGAATTTTTTGAAATGGTCGGGGTCACTGATCAAAATTTTATAACCTTCGTCTAGTAGTTCTGCAATATCTTTAGCCAATACTAGGTCGTGTTGTTCATCAGGACGCCATAGAACATCATACAGTGTTAAACCATTTGACAATTTAACTTCACTAGCCATCTTAGCCAAGTTATGGGTGATGTTGTTGACATAGACTGCTACAGGTTTAGTTACCATTAGAGATACATCAAGGCTCACGATTCAACTCCAAAATTATCTAATATTTGTGCGCCAATATTGGACCTACCTTCATGCTCCATCAAGCCAGCAGTCAATGCACATTCCCGCACAATCAACTCGGCGAACCTTTGAAAATTATCACCTTGAATGTGCAAGTCTTTTTCGGAAAATTCAGCCTGTTCAGCCAATATTCTAATTCGTTCGTTCATAATTCAATCCCAAAATGTTGTTTCATTCTTTTCATTGCCAATTGAATGTTTTTGGTGTCGGCACCTAAAAATACATTGACACATTCCTGAATAATCAACTCGGCAAACTTCAAATCATCATAGTGTAATGAACCATATACTTGTTCAGCAAGTTCTCGGATTCGTTCGTTCATTGTTTATCCCACTTGATCTTAGGGTTAACACGTTCGTATAGTTCGACTAGTTGATCCAATGTCCAAACCGCATCAGTTTCAAAAGTTTCAAGCCAATTACCAAATCTAGCCCAATCATCACTCTGCATTGGCGGCACACCTATTTCATCACCATGAGGATCATCGGTTCCTCTCACATCTATTCTACCACAACTATAATGAGTGGTAATTTCTTGCGATTCATATTGATCGCCAGCCTTAAGGCCACTGAAAGCAGAGTCCTCCTCCAGTGTGACTATTTTAGTTTCAACAAGGCCGCGTTGTTCATACCAATTCATACTGACTGGTCCCATCCAATTAGTACTGTATCTGATTTTCATCATTCAACTCTAAAATATTCTTTAATCTTGCTTTCAATAGCATCGGCTGTAATAGGAATTACCACTTCCTTTGCCTGTCGCAGACATTCATTCACAATAAATTCAGCAAACTTTTCCAATTCATCTTCATAGAATTGATACACACCAAGATTCTGTTTGTGTGTGCTACCAGACTTTAAGGCAAGTTCAAGAATTCGTTTGTTCACAAATTAACTCCTATTGGTCAATGTATGTATACATTATACAGCCATGTCAATTTAATGTCAACCTGTTTTCATGGCCTTCTCACGCCCACCTCATTGTAAACCACATAGCATCACACTCATTTTCAAAATACCATCTATAAGAACCAAATTGTTCTCGACCAGCCCAAAAGCAACACCATACGCCATCTCTATTATCTACAACACCCCAGCGTCGACCAAATTGTTCAGTACACCAATCAATGGCCTGCCAGTGATTGGCTTTTCCAGTAATCACGGTATGCCAATCTTCTGGTGTTCTCCGCTTGCATTTAGTCTCTATCCCCATCTTAACATAAACCAATTACATAGAAGTTTAATTAATTCATCCATAATTCGTACATTGTAATAAGTTTACTAGACCAAATAGTTATTTGAACATGTCGAGTTCCAGCCATAAAATCCCAGCCGTCACCACGCTGTCCAAAATTTCTACGACACCATTGAATAATTTCTTTATGTTTGTCTTTAACGACAAATGTAATTCCTGTATGGTCTCGTGGATTTTTGTATTCTACCATGTCAACACAGTCAATGATAGGTGATAAGTGATTAAATTCGTTTATCCCCATCT